GCGCCTCCCGCCGCGACGGCGAGCAGCACGAGGAAGGTGGCCTCCGCGCGAATCTTGGCGAAGAGGGGCGACAGCAGGCGGCGGATCATCGGGGCAAATCCTTCAGACAAAGGTCACGCTCCGCCCGGCGCCGGCGGTCGAGGCCCGTCACGACCTTGCCGCCCGCCTTGTTCCACATCAGGAACGCATCGCAGGCCCCGCGCCACTGGCCGGCGTCGAAGCGACGATCGACAGTCGACTGACAATAGCCACTGGTGCCGATGTTGTAGGCGAGGCTGATCGCCGCGGAGAGCTGGTTGGGATTGCCGCGGAGCGTCGGCGTGCAGGCCAGCACCGGTTCTGCGTGTCGGATCAGCGCGGCTTCGTTGCGAGCCGCGCAGCCCTCGGTCGTCTCGCGCATACCCGGCTTCACGCCGAGCGTTTCACCGTCGCAGATCGTCCAGACATCGGCCGGGTCGTGCTTGCCCTGGTATGCGACGAGCCGCGGCTTGCCGCCCGACTCCCAGCCGGCCACGAACGGCGCGACGATCAATGCAGCGGCAACACCGATGGAGCCGATCAGCGTCTTGCGCTTCATCGGCGTCGGTCCCGAACCCTTAACAGGCGTCGGCATCACTTTTTCTCCTTGGACGGCAGAAGGGCGAGCAGGCGGTCGCGCAGCAGGCCGGGCGCTTCGCTCGCGGCGGTCGCGCAACCGGCGATAAATCCCGGCGCGGATTTGTAGGCGACCATGCCGATCAGAAAGCTGATCGCCTGAATGACGAACGGGTGCAGCGTGAACAGTGCTTCGAGCGCGCGGCTCATGAAGTAGCACATGACAACGCCCACCCAGAGCCGGGCGAGCATCTTGCTCCATGTGATCCCGTCATCGACCATCATGCTGACGGTCGCGCCCAGCGCGGAGGGCAGCAGGCTCATCAGGAAGGCGAGGATCGTGTCGATCACTTCGTGCGCGAACTTGTCCATTGGTCAGCTCCAAAGCTGGACGACGTCGCGGACCAGCGGTGCCGGTGCGGAAATCGGGGGAATGGTGACCGTCATGCCGGCCGGAAGGGTGGCGCCAATGGCGGCGAGGCCGGGATTGGCCGCGAGGACGGTCGAGCAATCCTCGATCCCGAGGCCGCGGTCGCGCCAGATCAGGCCGTCGAGCGTGTCGCCCTGCCGTGCGGTGACGGTGTCGGCCATCAGATCAGCTCGACCACGACGCGACCGACGCCGAGGATGTCGCGCACCGCGTAGACGGAATCGCGGCGCAGCTCACCGATCGACGGTTCCAGATCCTCGACTTGGTCTTTCCCGGCCTTGGTGATGTCGGCATCACGATACCGCTCGACCAGCTTTGCCTTGGCCTCACTGAATACGGCGGTGCGATAGAGCTGTACGAGGCGGCTCTCGCCGTCGATCTTAGGCGATGCGACCGCGGCGAGTGTCGCCAGTCCGCCAAGAACACGCGTCTCGCGCCATGCCACGAGCTGGTTGCCGACCGTGATGATCGCATCGATCAGTGCGCGGCGCCGGCGCTCGGGCGTCACGCCGTCACGGATCCGCATTTCGCCGGCGAATTGAGCTGGATCAATATCGGGAAAGAACCCGTCGTTGGTGATTGGCCGCTCGACGGTAGGCTCGTCGTTCTCGACGATCGGCAGGTCGATGTCGGTCACGCGAGATCACTCACGCCGAGCATCGTGCCAGCGACGAACAGCAGGAGGCCGAGCAGTGCGAGTAGGATGGCGATCGGCCGCGTGTGGCGCGCAATCTCCGGGAGGAAACGGCAACCGGCGAGGACGTCGGACAGCGCGAGCACTTCCGGCGAAACGACCACGATCGACGCGGACAGCATCACCCAGGCGCCGATGCCGAGCATGACGGTGGCAAGCAGGTGGGTAACGAGCAGCATGCGTGTGATCCTGTTCCGCCCGCCCGGTTATCGGGGGTGGAGATCGGGTCGATCGACGGCCCACAGCCCGAAGGCCCTCCCGTCTCGCGCGATCTGCCCCCGAGCGCCGGGGGGCGAGCTATGCGGCCGGCGTGACGCCAGCCTGTTCCTTCGCCGCGTCAGCCGCGGCTTGTTCGATTGCGGCGGTGGCGAGCACCTTCTGCATCTGCTTGATCCGGCCCTTGGCGCCGACGCGATCGTGAAGATCCTGCGCACGCTGGAGGGGGCCGAGGGCTTTGCGCACGGCGTCGAGATGTTCCGGGGTGCCGGACTCCATTTCGTCAGCCTCGCGCGCCAGCTCGAAACCGATGGCCTTCATCAGCTTGGCGCGGATCTCGTCGTGCATATCGATTGGCGGCGCGGTCAGCACTGCAACGCGTTCGAGCACCCACAGCGGGAAAATGTCACCGCGCGACTGCACCTTGAGGGCGTAGAGGGAAATCTCTTCCACGATCAGCGCAGGCGCGGAGCGCTTGTAGCGATCGGGCAGCGCGACGTTGAAGCGCACAACGTGCTCGGCCAGCTCAAGTGCGACCGGCCAGTTGCCGGTATCGATTGCCCAAACCATCATGGTTGGCAGCACGTCGTCGGCGCCCGACGACGGCAGCTCGTTGCCCTCCGCTGCGGCGCCCGCAGCGAGACGTAGTTCGCACCATTCGCGGTAGTCGGGCAGCATGCCGCGCTTGGCCTCGATCTTCGCCTCGATCGAGTGGATATCCTTCAGCCGGCGCAGATCGAACGTCAGGCGAAGCATGATCTGAGCGACAGCCGGATCGACGCCGAACGCGAGCTGCAGGTCCTCGGCAGTCGCCCCCGCGTTGGCAGCCATGGCCATGGATAGGCGATGCTCAAGCGCGGGGGTGATGGCAGGCAGAGGGGGTTGCCCGCCCCCGTCGCTGGCAACGATCGATTGGGGGCGAGGCTTGGCCGCGGCTGCGGCGAGGCGTTCCCTATGTAGGCGAGCAGGGCTCATGATCGTGTCCGAAAGCGAGAGGGCGGGCATCTGGTGGGGCGGAAAGTCGGTTAGACTTTCGGCCCGAGCTTGATGTTCTCGATGAGGCAGGCCTTGGCGTAATCCTCGACCATGAAAGCGTCGTTGATGCTCTCATAGTTGGCGATGCGGTCGAATTCCGGTTCGTCCTTTACCGCGCGGCGCGCCGAGCCGATCTGCCAGTAATAGGACAGGTTCTTGAGGCTCGTGATCATGATCGCGTTGGCCGGGAAGAACGGCACCTGCATCGTCGGCTTGCCGCCAAGCTGGCGGCTCGACATGATGATGTCGCGCGCGACCTGCTCGGTTGCCTTGTCCCCGGCCGCGCTGACGATCTTGAAATACTTCTCCTGGACGAGGTCCGAGCCGACGATCACGACCAGATCGGTGGCGGTGCGGTAGCGCTCGTGGATCAGGTTGCCGATCGCGTCGAAGACCAGCGCGTCAAGATTGACGTAGTCCGCGTTGCCTTCGTCCGAGACGTAGACCTTCAGCTCGTCCTTGGTGCCATGGCTCATCACCCGGCCCGGCGCATAGGTCCGCATCTTGAACAACCAACCGAGGTTGACGTCCTGCAGCAGCGGATTTTCGACGCGGTCGGTTTCGACCGCCGCCTCAACGCCGTTGAAGCCGATCGTGATGACGTCCTCGGCCTTCTGGACGAGCACAGCGTCGCGCACGAGCTGCTGGAACTCGGGCCGGTGCGACCAAGCGTCGAGCAGCGTGTAGCCCCAAGCGTAATCGTAATCGGTCTTCTTGCAGAAATACTGATCGATGACGTCGCTGGCGGTCGGATCGGTGGGATTGCGGCGATGACCCGCGGCGGTGTCGGTGCGGCTGGCGAGCGAGCGACCGACGCCGACGCCGACGCGCGCACCCTGCTGGGCGGCAACGGGAATGACGTTGATGCGGCTCATGAAGTCGCTGGTCAGCTGCAGCTTGGCCTGCAGGCGCTGTTCGATCACCGGCGCGACAGCGAACTGCTTCAGCTCGCCGGGAATAACGGTCAGGGAGGGGTCGAGGCCGTTCAGCTGGGCGAGCTGCCCAACAAAGCCGTTGAACAAGAGACGGGTTGCGATCTGCATGGTGGTGTTCCTGGGCGAGGGACGAGAGGGATTGGCGGGCCGCGATCAGCAGTCGGTGGCGAACTTCGCATCGACGTTGCCACCGCCATGCGGCTGGCGAGAGAAGCCGTTCGGCGCCTCCGTCGTTTCGAGGCGGGTCTTGAGCGTGCCGAACTCGCCGCGGATGGCACCGACGTCAGAGTCAACCTTCGCGCTGAGTGCCGACAGGCTCGCGCCGATCAGGCCAAGGCCTTCGACGATCTGGGCGAAATTGTTGTCGTTCGCCGGCGTCACCGGCTGCACGGGCGGCGTCGGTGCGACAGGTGCGACCGGCGCAGGCGGCGTTGGCGATGCCGTGAACTTCTCGAAGAACGCCTTCATGGCGCCGAGCGCACCGGCGCTGGCGTCCGGCTGCGCGACCGGGGTTTCGAGCGCGAAGACGTTTTCCTCGGCAGCGGTGAAGAAATTCGTCGGGTAGGACTTCCGGGCGTCCCACATCGGCTTGAATGCCGAGAATTTGAGCGCCTCGGTGCCGAGGCTCGCCGGGTTGTCGGTGATCGCGAGGCCGACCAAGCCGAACTTGCCGGTCTTGGCGAAATCTGGCTGGAACTCGCACGAGGTGAAGATCTTCTGATCGGCCTTGATGGTAGCGACCATCTGATCGTTGGCGTCGAACTGTGCGTATAGCGCCCGCTTGGTCTGCTTCTGACCGTCGATCGTGATCTCGAAATCTTCGGCCTTTAGGGCGATGACCGAGCCGTAGCTGTTGAAAGGCGGCTGAGGGCTGAACCCGCGCAAGTGCTCGCAGTTGATCCGCGCGGTGTAGGTGACCGTGTTGTACGCCTCGGCCGACTGGTCGATCATCTCACGGGTGATCGTCCGACCATCGGTTGCTGTCGCACCCTCGACGGCGGTGCGGAAGAAGCGGGTCTTGGCCATGGCGCTGCGGTCCTCGGTTCGAAATCTGGCGAGCGGCGCGATGCCGCGTTGAAGGCCTGAACAGGGACCGAAGCGCGGCATCTTCTCAAGGCGCCGCTCGTGTAGAAAGCCTTTCTACACGAGGACCGGGGGGCGGCGGACGCGGAGCCGTGGCTAGGTCTTGCCTCCATGAGCAAGCTCGCGCCCGATATTGATATGCCGCTGCCACATGCGACGTTCCCGATCCCGGTGACGGCGCAACGGATGGCGCGCAGCCTGTATTGGCGCGGCTGGGGCATCACCCAAATCACCGACGAGCTCGGGCAGCTCGGCTACGGCAACGACGAGAACGGCAAGGCCTATGCGCGGGCGACGGTCGAGAGCTGGAAACAGCGCGGCCGGTGGGATGAAGCCTCCTGCCTCGACAAGATCGAGGACTCGATCGAGGGGCGGCTGAATACCCTCATCTGGAAGGACAAGAAGAGCGGCGCCGAGTTCAAGGAACTGGACGCACTGCTGCGTGGCGTCGTCGCGACCGCAAAAATCCGGCGTTACGAGGCGCCCGGCGGTCACGAGGGCGACATCAACGATAAGGTCGCCAACCGGAACAGCGGTCCGAAGAAGGACAAGGCGCCGCAAAACCATTTCACTGCCGAGCAGATCGACCAGCTGAAAGAAATCTTTCACCGGGAGAATTTCGAATACAACGAGCTTTGGTATGAGAACCGGCATCAGCGCACACGCATGCTGCTCAAGTCGCGCCAGATCGGTGCGACGTTCTACTTTGCCCGCGAGGCGCTACTCGACGCGCTTGAGGGTGGCGGCAATCAGATATTCCTATCGGCGTCGAAAAATCAGGCGCACGTCTTCAGGAAATATATCGTGGCATTTGCCGCGCGGGTCGGTGTCAAGCTCAAGGGCGATCCGATCGTCGTGTCGTCGGAGCTGCTGCCCGATGACAAGCCTACCGCCGAACTGATCTTCCTCGGTACCAACGCGCGCACCGCGCAGGGCTATACCGGCAACTTCTATTTCGACGAGTTCTTCTGGACGTTCGGCTTCGACGAGCTGAACAAGGTCGCGAAGGCGATGGCCAGCCACAAGCACTGGCGCAAGACGTACCTGTCGACGCCGTCGACCGTCGCACATCAGGCCTACGGGCTATGGACCGGATCTTCCTACAATAAGCGACGCAAGAAGGCCGATCAGGTCAGCGTCGATATAACCTATGACGCGCTCAAGGGCGGTATGCTCGGCGCGGACAACATCTGGCGCCACATGCTGACGCTGGAAGATGCGGCAAAGCAGGGTTGCGACCTGTTCAACCTCGACGAGGTCCGCGACGAGAACGCGCCCGACGAATATGCAAACCTCTACGGATGCCAGTTCGTCGACGACAGCCTGTCCGCGTTCAAGTTCAACGACATCCTCGCTTGCACCGTCGATACCCAGATCGAGTGGAAGTGGTTCAACGCCCTTGCCGCTCGCCCGGTCGGCAATCAAGCGGTGTGGGCCGGATACGATCCGCAGGGTAGCGTCGATGGCGACAATGCGGCGCTGGTTATCGCGCTGCCCCCAAGCGGGCCGGGCGGCAAGTTCAGGATCCTCGAACGGCATCAGCTGCGCGGCGACTATCAGGAACAGGCCGAGTTCATCATCGCCCGGCTGTTGCGATACAACTGCACCTATTTCGGGATCGACGCGAACGGTATTGGCGATGCCGTCTATCAGCTGCTCGTCGGCAAGGTCCGCGGGCTGACCAAGATCGACTATTCGCTCGAAGCCAAGACGGCGATGGTCATGAAGGCGCAGCACAGTTTCCAGCGCGGCCGGATCGAGTTCGACGGCGGGTGGATGGATCTCGCCTCGGCTTTCCTATCGATCAAGAAAGCGCTCACCACGTCCGGCCGCGCCGTCACCTTCAAGGCCAGCCGCACCGAAGAGACCGGTCACGCCGATCTCGCCTGGGCGACGATGCACATCATGATCAACGAGCCGCTCGACGGCCAAGAAAAGCCCAAGGGCTCGATGGAGATCTTCTGACATGAACCAGCTGCCAACCTTTGGTGCTTCGGCGACGCGCGCGGGCGCCGGCGACGCGGTGCAGGCGTTCACCTTCGGCGATCCCGAGCCGGCAATCGGCGGGCGCCAGCTGCTCGACATGCTGGAATGCTGGCACAACGGCCAATGGTATGAGCCGCCCCTGCCGCTCGACGGACTGGCGAAGGCGTTCCGCGTTTCGCCGCATCACAGCTCGGCGATCATGCTGAAGCGCAACCTGCTCGTCGCCTCACTAGACCCGACGTCGCTGATCACCCGCGCTGAGTTCGGCAAAATGGTGCAGGACTATCTCGTGTTCGGAAACGCCTATGTCGAGGTGAAGCGCAACACGTTCTTCGACCCGCTTCGCCTCGTGCATTCGATGGCGCGCTATACCCGTCGCGGCGTCATCGAAGGCCAGTTCTGGTGGGTGCCGGGACTAAGGGATGCTGTGCCGTTCCCGCCCTCCAGCGTCGTGCAGGTTATGCAGCCCGACGTGAACCAAGAGATCTACGGCGTCCCCGAATATCTTAGCGCGCTGCAATCGGCGCTGCTCAACGAGGCGGCTACGCTTTTTCGTCGTCGCTATTACCTCAACGGCAGCCACGCCGGTTACATTCTCTACGCGACCGGTGAGATCGACAGCAACGATACGGACGCGCTGAAGGAGGCACTGCGCCAGTCGAAGGGGCCGGGCAACTTCAAGAACCTGTTCGTCCATGCCCCCAACGGCAAAGAGGGCAGCATCAAGATCATGCCAATCGCCGAGGCCGGTGCGAAAGACGAGTTTCTCGGGATCAAGAACGCGACGCAGGCCGACGTGATGGCGGCGCATCGCGTGCCGCCCCAGCTGCTCGGCATCGTGCCAGCGCAAGGGTCGGCGTTCGGCAACCCGAAGGACGCGACCGCGATGTTCTTCGAGCTGGAGATCTACCCGCTGCAGACCGCGTTCCTCGAGATAAACGATCGGCTCGGCACGCAGGCCGTCAAGTTTCTGGAGCGGGCAACCGCTGCCGCATAATTCCGGTCCGGCATCGCCGGGCGGGGGTAGCCGGGTTGCAGCCCGGCAAACCGACGAGAGGTAGCTCGCCACGACCAACGGCCATCGGCCGTCCCGCACCTGTCGATTCGGCAGGCGGGATCTCTACAAGGCGAGATTATCCTACATGAACACCCATAATCTTATTCAGCCCGTCGCACCCGCGGCGGGCTACATCGGTGGCAAGCGCAATCTTGCTGGCCGATTGGTCGGCATAATCGATCGCATCGAGCACGACGGCTACGCGGAACCCTTCATCGGTATGGGCGGCGTCTTCCTTCGCCGGCGATCACAGCCGAAGGTCGAGGTGATCAACGACGCGTCGGGCGATGTCGCCACGTTCTTCCGCGTGCTGCAGCGCCATTCTGCATACATGATCGACATGCTGCGCTTCCGCGTTACCAGCCGTTCGGAGTTCGAGCGGTTGAAGGCCTAGCGGTCGGACACGCTGACCGACCTCGAACGGGCCGTGCGGTTCCTTTATCTCCAGCGACTGTCGTTCGGCGGCCACGTTCGAAGCCGGCATTTTGGCGTCGACAAGACACAAGGCGCCCGGTTCAACGTGTCGAAGCTGGAGCCCATGCTCGCCGATATCCACGAGCGCCTCGCGGGCGTCGTGATCGAGCAGCTGGACTTCGGGGCATTCATCAAGCGCTATGACCGCGCCGGCATGCTGTTCTACCTCGACCCGCCTTATTGGGGCTGCGAGACCGACTATGGCCAGGACGTGTTCAGTCGCGACGACTTCACCCGCCTCGCCGAGCAGCTCGCCGGCATCAAGGGCCGCTTCCTGCTGTCGCTCAATGACACGCCGGGAGTTCGGGAGGTGTTCGCCGGGTTCCACTTCGTGGAAGCTGCGACGACCTACACGATCGGCGCCGGCGCAAGCACGCGCGCGGCCGAGCTGATCATCTCGAATGTCCCCATCGGCTAGGCGCCCCACTCCGGTCCCTCGGGATCAGTGCACAGCCAATCGTCCTCATCCGGTGCCGATGCCTTCGGGCGCGGCACCGGCAAGGTCGGCGCACCCCCACCGAACCGGACACGGACGGACGCGATGTGTTCGTCCACGTCCTGAAAGATTACCTGATGATCCTCACCGGCACGCATCCGCGAGCCGACCCATAGGCACCGCTCGCGCGATAGGTATCCAATCTGCATGTCCCGGCAGCTGAACACCGCGACCGCTGCCGGATCGTGCTTGTTGTTGGGTTCGAGCACGAGGCGCACCGGCTCGCCCGGCGCGCATAGCGCCAGTTCGAACCGGCGGTTGGTCTTATCTGCGTTTGGGTAATTGATGCCGACGACGGCAAGGCTGAACTCTTCCACTGCATGCAACCTGTAGAACAAATGCGGAACATGCGTTATCCAGCGCCATGACGATTCGCGCAAGAGACCAGTGGCATGACGCTGATGCAGGGCAGCGTGCGGCATCGATCGCCGAGGCGCGACGGGCTGAGAGCAGATCCATTATGAGTAGGGCGCCCGCCGATCCGCGCGAGGCCCTGCGTAAGGCGGTAGCCGGCGGGCGTGACAGCCTTGCAGCGCTTTCGCGCATGCTGGGACATGCAGACGGGTACCTCCACCGCTTCATCCATAGCGGCGTGCCGATCGCGCTATGCGCCGAGGATCACCGCTACCTTGCCGACTTTTTTGGCCTCACCGAACGCGAGCTGGGGATCCGCGACCTGTGGTGCGACCGACACTGATCGAGCTAGCCGTGCGCGTGCTGCGCGCCGCGGTGGAGCGAGCGAAGAATGAGCGGATCGACGCAACGGACGTGAGGCTCGCACTCCGCTGCCTGTTACCGCATGCCGGTGATCGGCAGCTGCTGGTCGAGTTCTGGGCCTATGCCGGCCAGCTGCACAACGCCAACCGATCCGATAGCTGTGACGCCGTCCTGCAATCGATCATCGCCGACCTGCGAGCAGCCGGTCGCTACCCGACACCCGACGATGAGTCGCGCCGCTTGGTAGCCGAGGCGATGGCCGGGGCGGCGAACGATCGCGAGACAAAGCGCCTGGTCGAACGGCGCCACTACTTCTCCCCGCCGCCCCGTCGCCGGTGACCTGCGCCGCGGCGTAACTTTGTTGCGCGTAAGAAAATTTCAAAAACGACGTGACCGATTTTTTCAGAAATTTTTTCAGACCGTCGATCCGTCCGGCGTTGCGACCCCAAACAACGCGCTATTCCCCCCGCCTCGCCCCCGAGCTTTCTGGGTCGCATTTGATGCAATATCCGGATCTGATGCAGCCCGAGGGAAAAGCGCGGCTTCTCACCGGGTTTGATGCGCCCACCCCTCATGCGGATTGATGCACCCCAGAGGGGGTAATGCGTGCAGTCCACTCTTATCGTTCAGGTGGCGCTTTTGGGTGGATCACGGCCCAGCGGTAACCCGCATGAGGATTGCTCCGCTGCACACTCGCCAGCCTACAATATGGGGACGGGTCGGGAAAACTATAACATCGCTAACCCGCTCCAAATCGGACCCTAAAACCTACGGAAAACTGCCAAAAATGAGGTTATATCCGAACCCTAATATTCAATAACATTTTCGCTCTAAAAACGTAATGTCTTTGATTTTCCACGGTTTTTTGAGCCGCCACAATTAGGGTTAGGAAGTATAATCAGGTTATATAAATATTATGGTGTTTGTTATGCCTCAAACCCGCAGAAATCCGCCATTGTTATAGATGTTATGTTTTTCCCGACCCCTCCCAAAAGCTGGGGCCGTTGGCGGCGGAAAGGGAGTTCGAGTGGTTTGGAATTGGCTGAGAGACAAGGTGCTGGCGCCCAGTAGCGCAGATCGGGTTCTGCTCGACCAGTTGAGCGACATGGCGGGGGTCGACGCAGATGGAGCTCGGGTGGTCGCGCGGGCTTTGCCCGGCCTGCTTGGTCACGGTGCCGATCTGCACGCGGCGACGAACGAGCTGATGAGCTTGGGTGTGCCAAGACTGACCCGCGGTCGTGCTAGTCAGGTCGCGGCTTGGGTAGCGGCTGTCGCCCATAGCAAAGCCCAACGCCGGCAGTGGATCGATCAGGGCTGGAGCCATGCGGAATGGCGCTGTTCGGGAGGATCCTGCCTGCCGCGCTGGCGTAGCGCGACTTCGGACGATCTGGCCATCGAGCGCGCCCATCAACGCCTAGATCGCACTGTCTACCCCTTGGATATGGGCGTCATGATAGATGGGGAGTTCTGGCATCCGGGAGCGTCGCCGGGCTGCACGTGTTTCGCCGGGCCTATCATTCCGGCCCTACTGCCCGGGTCGCGGGGGCGAAATACCTGATAAAAGTGGAGCGGGTAACGGGAATCGAACCCGTGTATTCAGCTTGGAAGGCTGCTGTACTGCCATTGTACTATACCCGCATACCGTTGAAATCGTTCGATTTCTAAACCGGTGCCCGCTTCCGTTCCAACATCGATTCCGTTGGGATTCCAGCATGATGACCGGACGGGCACCCGCCTCTTATTGAAGCGAGGGGCGCGGTGCAAGGCTCGCGCGATGCGACGCATCCATTCTGATATCGTGCAAGCGTTGCGCGCGGTAGGCGTCGACCTGCGCTTTCCCGTGCTTGACGATGAAGCTGCGCACTTTCAGCAGTGCGCGGCGTTCGGCCTGTTCCTCAACGTAAAGCTGGGATCCGGGGTCATGCGCTCTTTGTCGGGCGGGCGATCGGCCGCGGTGCTCGATCGTGGGAGAGTCGACCGCGAGCATCGCCATCCCGGTCGTGCGGGGGAGGTAGGTTTCGAGGATCTTCTTCACGCTCGACAGGCGGTGGCCGGTGATGACGGAGATCCGGTGATCCCGCACTGGCCCATCGTCACGACGCAAGTGCGGCGGACATCGCGGAACTCGATATCGGCGCTCTGGGCCGCCAGATCGGTGTCGCCGGCGTGGGTGAGGGTGGCGACGGCCTTCAGGCGGATCCGGTTGAAGCGAAACTGGCACCGTGTCTGGGGCGCGGCGCTCGGCCGGGTCGTTGCTCGTCCAGGGGCGCTCGTTCTTCTCGTCGTGCAGGATCGTCGTCAGGCCCAGCTTACGCGACGCGGCGATCGCCGGCTCGATCTGCGCGCGGGGCTCGCCGACGACGGGCACGCCGACCCAGCGATCGGTCTTTCCCTGGCGCATGCGGATGCCCATCACGCGGCCGTCGTGCTCGCGCGAGGCCAGGCGGGCGTACACGGCCGGGTTATCGGCCTAGTAGGGCTGGATTTCGTCGCAGCGTCTCCGCAACATTTTCAGCAGATCCTCTCGCCGCTGGCCCACCGTCCAGGCGAGGATTATGGCGGCTGCCATGTTGATGCGGCCGCGGGACAGCGCGGAGTCGATGAGCGCCTTCTGGCATCGATCGCTGGCGAATTGCTGGCGTGGTTCCGGCGTCGCGACGATATTAGCGAGCGGTGGGTTGGCGAAAGCCGTGTATGGGGGCAGGTGAACTCGTTGGAATGAGGCTTATATACTACAACCAAGGCGACTTTGACATTCGTGCGCAATTCACCGTTGCCTAACATCGAAGTCTCAAACGGCTTTGTGCTGAAGGATCGCAGCGATCCGAACAATGTCTGACCCGTCACTATAAAGGCCACAGTTTCGACCCTTGGAAATTTGCACGCGGCGATCGCGTATTTGCAGCCAATCCCCGCCCGGGTCAGCCAGAATACTGGGTCTGCACGCAAAGCGGCATAATCGCGCGCGCTGCCTTTACCACCTCGTCATATCTGTCGGTGATGTGTTCCTTCGGGACGGCAAGGTATGGGCGGTTTCGATGCGCGGCATTGGCCTCGCCACCACTGCGCCAACGGGAACCACCAATTTCACTGACCCGACCTCGGGCATGGTTAGCGTTTCTGCGACGCAGCCATTTGTGTTCACGCCTGTTTACGTGCCCGGCAGCGCAGCCGTCGCGAGCTACGATCCTCCAAGCTTGGCTGCGGGCGACGCAGCGAGTAGCTTCACCGTCGAAGTAACCTGGTCCTTCGTCGGCGATGCTGTCACCGTGACGCTCACCAGCGTTGACGGCCTATCTAGCTTCGACCCCGCGGGAATGCAGATCACAGCGTACGTTTGCGGCTGACAGTGTCAGGATAACCTATCGTAATGTCACCGCAGCAAATCTAGATCTGGCTACTCACCTTATCGCCGTCACCACGCGGTGTCTAGCGAGATATAAATCGCGCTGAGATCGGACGCACGTGTCGCGCTGGGGCTATAATTTCCCGGCATCGCCGGGCAGGTTCCAGCAATGTTACGAATGAACCCCGCGCCGGACCTTGGCGATTATTCGGTTGGCGCGAAGGACCGGTTACCTGCGCTTGACGGGCTGAGAGGCATTGCTGCCCTATGCGTCCTGTTTGATCATATCGGTCTGTTGACGAAGTTCCCGCAATTTGCTCAGCACGGGGCAATATCGGTCGACTTGTTTTTCATGATAAGTGGCTTCGTTATGGCCCACGCCTATGAGGCTCGGTTCGAATCCATGACTCTACGTGGGTTCGGCGGGCAACGACTAGCTCGGCTCTACCCTGCGATCGCGCTGAGCATCGGCCTCAGTGCTCTGGTGGCGTTCACGGTGCCCTCGGTTGCACCGAAGGTGGATGCTTCGGGTTGGTTGCTTCATGTCCTGCTCCTGCCGAGCCTTACCGGGCATGAGACATTTCCGGTAAACCCGGTGTTCTGGTCGCTATTCTTCGAACTCTTCGCGAACGCCTGCCACTGGCGGTTCTTCCGTCTATCTGCGTTCGGGGTGGCAATAGTAACAGGGGTTTGCGGCGCTCTGTTCATTGGGGCTTCGGTATACTTTGGCGGCGCAGGGGTCGGCGCACATGCGTTCGACTTTCCGGCCGGCTTTGTTCGCGTGGGGTGGGGATACGGCGTGGGAGTCCTGCTGTTCAGGTTTCTGCAGGCGCCAGTCTTCCGCGTTCCTCGGGTTAACGTCAGCCTCCTATTCCTGCTGTGCGTCGTATTTCTGTTTGCGCCGCCCTTTGCCGGGAAACTGCGGATTGTGTTCCCGTTGTTTGTAGGGTTCCCGCTGCTCGTGCTGCTCGGAGCGCGCGCTCGTCTGTCCGTGGCATGGGTCGAGCGTCCGGCAACCTGGCTGGGTGATATTTCCTACCCGCTTTACGCGATCCATTGGCCGCTATTAGTGATCGCGGTTTACGCCTTGGACGGATCCGCCAGCTTAGTCGCGTGGACGGCCGTCATCGTCATCATAATCGGCTTGGCGACCGCCACAGAATACGCGTTTGATGCCCCAGTTAGAAACTGGCTCAAGGCCCGGTCTGGTCGCCGTAGAGCTGCCAGCCTCAGCCGATAAACGAGGGGCCTGTTTTCGGCCTATGCCGTCGCGACGGGGCAATGATTAAAGGCAAACTGCATTCCGACATTCAGGTCGCGACTGTAAAATGTCGGAAGGTCAACTGCGAGTAAGTTATTGATTTTTCGTCGCTGGCGCAGCTTGAAAGGCTGCTGTACTACCATTGTACTATACCCGCCCGACGCATGTGAGCGAGGGGTGGAACTAGAGTCGCGACGCGCTCGGCGCAAGCGTCCGTGTGGTCGCACCCGAGCATGCTTCATGCCTTCATTACCATATTGCGCTAGGTCGCCGGCATGGATCACGACCCAGCGATTGCCGTTCCTGCCACAAGCGATCCCCGACCCAAGTCGGCGGTCAGTAACGGCGCGGGCTTGGCGGGGCTCGTCGGCGTGCTCGTCTGGATCGGCATCGCGCGGCATTTCGGCATGGACGGGCCATATTCGGCGCTGATCAACGTCGCCGCGTGCGGCGCGCCGATGATCGTCTGGTCGCTGCTGGTCGACAAGGTCCACCTGAACCCGAGTACGGGGATCGACTGGTCTGCCGGCAAACCCTGGCGCGAGACGCTCGACCTGAGCCTCACCAAGCTGGCCGGGCTATGGGCGACCTGGGCGGCGATTTCGGTGATCTATGGCGCCGGGCGCTTCTACTGGCAGGGCAATTTTGCATTCGCGATGTGGTGTTTCACCAATGCCGCGCCGATCCTGTTCGTCACCTCCATCCCGTACGTCCTCTGGATCGACCGCTATCTGGTCGAACCGCGAGACGGCGCCTGGCATCTCGGCGCTTGGATGACGGGGCAGGGGGGCGTCGACCGCGAGGCGATCTACGGCCATCTCCGCGCCTGGGGGGTGAAGACGTTCTTCCTCGCCT